AGGCTGGATCGTTAATGAGCAACAACAGAACGGTTTCAAGCTTGACGTACCCTTTGCAGAGAAGTTGATGATGGATCTCATGTTCGAGATGAATAACATCGAAGCAGAGCTACAGGCTATCTTCCCACCTATCGTTGAAGAACGTATATCTGAGAAGACAGGTAAGCGACTGAAGGATAAGGTGACAATCTTTAACCCCGGCTCACGTAAGCAAATTGCAGAGCGACTGCAAGGTCTTGGTGTTAAGTTTGACAAGAAGACTGAGAAGGGTAACATCATCGTTGACGAGAAGGTACTTGACGGGATAAATCTTCCCGAAGCCAAAGCTGTTGCACGTTATATGATGTTGCAAAAGCGAGTAGCTCAGATAGATTCATGGTTGAAAGCTGTCAAGGATGATGGTAGAGTACATGGCAGAGTCATCACCAACGGAGCAGTGACAGGACGTATGACACACCTATCACCTAACATGGCTCAGGTACCAGCAGTATCTGCACCGTTCGGTACTGAGTGCCGATCATGTTGGACTGTTGATGAAGGTAACAAGTTAGTTGGCATCGACGCCAGCGGTTTAGAGCTACGTATGTTGGCTCACTACATGGACGACGAGAACTATACTAATGAAATCCTCAATGGCGATATTCATACGGCTAATCAACGAGCAGCTGGACTTGAGACGAGACCTCTTGCGAAGACATTCATTTATGCGTTTCTGTATGGAGCCGGAGATGCTAAGATCGGAGCTATCGTTGGAGGAAATAACGTTACTGGAAGAAGACTTAAGGAAACATTTCTATCTAACACGCCGTCTCTTGAAAGAGTTAGAGGAGATATACACAGACAGGCTGTATCAGGCGTCCTTGTTGGCCTTGATGGACGAAAGCTCAGAGTCAGATCAGAACACGCAGCATTGAATACACTTTTACAAGGTGCTGGGGCTATTGTTATGAAGCAAGCTTTGGTACACTTGTCAGATAAACTACGTAACATACCACATAGATTTGTAGCAAACGTACACGATGAATGGCAGATAGAAACACCTGCCCACTACGCTGACACAGTCGGACGTATCGGTGTACGTTCAATCAGAATCGCCGGTGAGACACTCAGCCTACGGTGTCCCTTAGACGGCGAGTATAGAGTAGGTAACAATTGGGCAGAGACACATTAAGGAGAAACTTATGTCTGCAAACAAACTACCACCCATCACTGTACGCGGTACCGTCTACTGGTGTGAGCGTAACAAGCTCAACAAGTACAGCAACAAGTATCAGGTACAGCTTGGTAACCTCAGTGAGAAAGCTGTTGAGGCCATCGAAGAGATGGGCATTGCACCAAGCAACAAAGGTGACGACCGTGGTTTCTTTATCACCATGAAGTCTAACAATCCTATGCGGTTGACTGATGCTGACGGTGTTGAGATACCTGAAGATGTACTGATCGCTAACGGATCTGAAGCTATCGCTGTTGTCGGTTACTACGATTGGTCTGTTGGTACAGGACGTTCACCATCCATGATCAAGATGAAGGTTACTAACCTGATCGAGTACGCTGACAACTCAGTCTCTGAAGCGGAAGCGTTGTGATCCTGATCGACGGTGACATCGTAGCTTATCGTTGTGCATTCAAGTGCAATGATGAGTCAGTCAAGACTGCCTGTTATACTACGGGCAGTTTCTTGTCTGATCTGGTCAGTGATCTATACACTATGATAGATGGCGAACCAGACTACCGTGTCTACCTGACAGGTAAGGGTAACTTTCGTAACGACATAGCTGTTACTGCGCCTTACAAGGGTAATCGTAAGGACAAAGAAAAGCCTGCACACTTGCAAGCAATACGTGAATACCTGATCGAAGAATGGAATGCTGTTGTTACAGAGGACGAGGAAGCTGATGACTTGATTGCTATCGACGCTACCGCTACCCCTGACAGCATCATTGTCAGTCTTGATAAGGACTTCCAGCAAGTACCGTGCAGACACTACAACTTCAACAAGCGTGAACTTACTTCTGTTAACGAAGAGGAAGGTCTGTTGTTCTTCTATCGTCAGATCATCATGGGTGACAAAGCTGATAACATTGTCGGTGTGTATGGTATAGGTGATAAGAAGTCTCAGAGGATCCTTGAAGGACTTTCAGAGATAGAGATGTTCAACAAGTGTGTTGAGTTGTTAGAGTCTGAAGAGCGTGTCATCGAGAACGCTAGGCTACTCTGGTTACGTCGTGAACCTAATCAACTATGGGAAAGACCAAGTGAAGAGAACGAAACGTAACATCCCAAAAGGATATGACAGTTGGTTTGAGTTTGATCTTCATCAGAGATTTAAACGCTGCGAGTACCATGTAGGAAAGTTAACATACACCCAAGTTAAAACGTATGAGCCTGACTTTGTATATTACAGTGGTGATTACACTATATATATTGAGGCTAAAGGGAGATTCAGAGATCGTGCGGAAGCGAGGAAGTATGTTGACATCAGCAACGGTCTTGGGGAGAAGGAGGAGCTGGTTTTCGTCTTCCAAAACCCCAGAACTGCCATGCCCGGAGCAAGACGTAGAGGTGACGGGACTAGATACACCATGCAAGAATGGGCAGAAAAACAGGGCTTCACATGGTACACTGCTGAAACCTGTCCTGCTGGATGGAGTAAAAAACAATGACGAGACACCTAGTAATACCTGACACGCAAGTCAAGCCCGGTAACAGTGTTGATCACTTGTACTGGGCCGGTAAGTATGCAGCCGCAACAAAGCCTGACGTTATCATTCATCTGGGGGATCACTGGGACATGGAAAGTCTCAGTAGCTATGACGTAGGTAAAAAGTCCTTTGAAGGACGGCGGTACACACGAGACATACGAGCGGGACAAAACGCTATGGAGCATTTCCTAGCGCCTATCGAAGCAGAGAAGGAACGCTTGCGTAGTAACAAGAAGAAGACATGGACACCACGGATGGTATTCTTGTTAGGTAACCACGAACAGCGGATCGAACGTGCTATTGAGTCTGATCCGAAACTAGAAGGACTTATGAGCTATGATCATTTCTTATTGGAAGAAGCAGGATGGGAGGTTGTCCCTTTTCTACAACCAATCATCATTGATGGCATCGCGTACTGTCACTACTTCACGAGCGGAGTCATGGGCAGACCAGTCACCTGTGCAAAACTCATGTTGCAAAAGAAGTTCATGTCGTGCATCATGGGACACGTCCAAGACAGAGACATAGCCTATGCACGTAAAGCAGACGGTAGTAACATCACTGGCTTGTTTGCTGGTATCTATTACAACCACAGTGAAGACTACTTAAACCCACAAACAAACGGTAGCTGGTCTGGAATATGGATGCTCAACGAAGTAGACAACGGATCGTTTGATGAGCTGCCTGTAAGTATGCAGTATCTTAGGAGGAAGTACGGATGAGCATAGACAATGTAAGTCCTGATCACTGGGACACCTTGCGGAAGTTAAATGAGCTGTCAATCAGGAAGCCTACTACTTCTCCGGGTGCTGCCCCGGACCCTGTAGAACAACCTGACCACTACAACAAAGGTGCTGTTGAGGCTATCGAAGCAATCAAAGCTTCCATGCCTGAGCATGAGTTCAACGGCTATCTTAAAGGTAACGCACTGAAGTATCTCTGGCGCTACGACTACAAAGGTAAACCAGTAGAAGACTTACGTAAGTGTAAGTGGTACATTGAACGCTTAATCAAAGAAGTAAATGGATAGTCCCTGCGTTAAGCAGTGCAAGTTAGTTAACGATATCTGTACAGGTTGTAAACGTACCAAGGAAGAGATAACTAACTGGACTAGATATACAGATGAACAAAGGAGTAAGATAATTGGACGCATATCAACAATACATTCACAAGTCCCGCTACGCACGTTACCTACCAGAGGAGCAACGTCGTGAGACTTGGGAAGAAACAATTGACCGTTACTTAAGCTTCTGGATTGAGAAGGGTAAGCTAACACTAGAGCAGGCTAACGATATCTTTGCAGACATTCATGACATGGGTGTTATGCCTAGCATGAGAGCGTTGATGACTGCTGGTGATGCTCTTGACCGTGACAACGTAGCTGGCTTCAACTGTAGCTACCTACCTATCGACCACCCTAAAGCGTTTGACGAGATGATGTACGTGCTTATGTGCGGTACAGGCGTAGGTTTCTCTGTTGAACGACAATACGTATCTAAACTACCAGAAGTAGCAGAGGAATTTCATGACACCGATACCGTTATACACGTCGCTGACAGCAAAATTGG